GAGCCAGTCCATTCAAGGCTATACGTCAACTGGAAATATGGAGTTTGCACCGACGCCGTATATGTAGATGTTCCAGAGGTAATGCTAATAGTTTTGGTGGTGTTGGCAATGGCAGAGATTGTCGCCGCAGAAACAGTCATTGCAGTAATAACGTTAAAGTTCACCCTGCCGTTGACGTCAAAGGAATCACCGAACACCTGGTCGGTTCCCTCAACGCCGTCGGTCGAGTTAAAGATGGTCGTCTTTTGAACCGTGGCAAGGTTAGGGTTGATGGGGCTAACGCTGGCAAATGTAATCTGGCTTAGTGGGGTCGTTACCTGATTCATTACTGCCTTGTAGTCAATGCCAGCAAAGACAGTCTCATACTCCGTAGCGTTGAAGTCGTTGATTACACCTGCGCCAACAAACTCCCATCGTGGGGTGGCAATGCTGTCGTTCCATCGGGCAATCTCGTAGTGGCGCTCAAGAGGAACAAACTCGGAAATCTGTGGGTGGTCGTTCTTCAGTGTCCAGAAGGCAGACCCAACATCGTTTGCGTTCTCTTCTACGCCAATGTCAGAGGCATCGTAGACAACTGCCTTCTGCGTTCCGCGCCAGCCGCTGATCGAAAAGTCCCAGATCGTAAGGCGAAACTTTTTCTGATCGCTCACAGCCACGCCTCATTGAAGCTGAATGTCCCAGTGACCGAGGCCATTGCGGACACCGTGATGACCGTTGCCCCATCAAGCAGATAGGGCATACTGGTCGTTCCAGTGGTGACCAAATCCATCCGCAGAGTAGTTCCAATTTTTACCGTCCGAGCGTCGGAGTTGACGGTAATGGTTGAGGACGCTGGGAGCGTAATGACGCTCGTCCATGCGCTGGTGCTGATGGTTGCCGTTCGGCTGTCCGTCGCAGCATTCACAAAGACAAAGGTTGGGTACGCCACATAGTTGCCATTGTTGGTCAGCGTCGTGGTCGTTGCCGAAGATGAAGAAACGTTAATGGTTCCTGTGGTTGCCGTCTGGTTAGTCTTTCGTGGGTCTTTTGCCATGAGGGAAATAGCAGCCTTGGTGGAGATACCACGGTCTGTTGTCCGTGGAGTCACTAGGTCGTTGTTGAGGTTATAGGTTGGGATACTTGTTGGTCGAACCTTCATCCTCATATTGATGAACCCGCTGGTGTAGAGGCTAGTGCTTACTGTTGCCTGGTCAAAGTCCAACGCACGAAACCCATCATCGCTCGTGGCGAATGACGGGTATGGTTGAAGCGACGAGTTGAGCGCGTTAAGCTTGTCGTAGAAGTCGGCAGATGACGAGCCGTACACCTGCACGATCATCTGGATCTGGCGGGTTCCAAGCAGGGCAATGTTGGCCTCTGCGCCGTCGCGCTGGGCAATAGAGTCCATGAAGCCGCTGACGCCAGCATTGGCATAGGCGACGCTCTCAAGCACATAGCCACTGAATGGCGTACCGACCGTGGGTGCGGTCGTGATGCTGTTGAGATTGAGATACGCTGAGGTCGCCGTACCAGTGGCGATCTTGATTTCCCTGTTGAAATCCACGATCAGCCTCCCTTACGGAATCTTCGAATGCGGTTCTTCTCTTGGCGCCATCGCTGCTGGGCAGCAAGGGCAAGGTTGTTCATCCCAAGGGCAGAGATGTCTGACGAGCCAGACGAGACCTGCCACTGCTGGTACTGCGCTCGGTCAAAGGTAAGCATCGTGAGCGCCTCTGCCTCAACAAAGACCTTGACGGCGTTCTGCGCGGTCGTGTCTAGGTTGGTGATGGAGCTGGTCTGCGCGGTGTTGATCTGCGTCCACGGACCATAGCCAACGATGTTGAGCGTACCCGTTCCCACCGCAAGGACGTAGCGGGTTGGGAGATACAAGATTTCTGCATGCGTCTCCCAACCCGAATCGGGACCATCGCCAGACGAGGGTCGAACCGTCTCACGATATTTCCCGCTGTTGTCATAAACATCAACGCGCACTGGCCACGTCACCGTGGTAAGCGCAACGCTAAATACCGAGCCGCTGATTGGCTGGGTGAAGGCGGTGGACTGGATTACTTCTGATTGGTAGACATCGCCAATGGCGTCAATGCCACGGTTGATGAGTTCACCGAGTTGGCCATCCGACCACGTGGTCCCGTTAGGGTCACGTAGGGAGAGCCGCAGCGAAGTGAGTAGGCTGGAAAATGTGGTGCTCATGCGATCTTGGCTCCTTTGCCTTTATTCTCGGCTGCCCATTTGAAGGCGTCAGCCCATTCCTTTGCTCGATCTTTGTAGTGATATTCCTTTAGCACACGCTCACGCGCCGCACCTGCGAGTTGTTCTCGTAGATCCTTGCTGCGTGTGAGCTTCTTCATTGCGTCGTACCATTCGCCGCGACCACGGGCAAGCATTCCGTCTACCCCTTCGCGGACCATTTGGTACGGACCATCGCCACGGAACCGCTCGCCAATGAAGGCGGCACCCGTCATGGCGTACTCAAGCCAGTGGAGTTCAGACTTGGCTTGGTCAAAGTCATCGCCCATCAGTGGGGCAATGCCGATGTCTGGGTGGGTATTGGCAAGGGTCTCGCAAAACTTCTGGATGCCCTCAACGTAGCCATACTGCTCTTGGAAGAACTGGGCTACGACTGATTCTGTTCCAGGATTTGTTCCGACAAAGACGGTCTGTAGTTCCTTGCGAAGGTCTGTCACTGCCTTGCCAGCGTATCCGCCAGCAATCTTGTTGCGTGGTCCCTCTGGGTATCCAGCGTAGTCTCGGAGTCGAGCGGTGCTGCCGTAGTAGACAACCCGTGGCTTGTCCCCTGCTGGACGATCAACCGTTGGCTTGTACAAGTCGGGGTCAATGGCGTTTTTGATGACGCGGATATTGTCATTGAACCGTGCGTAACGCCGAGCAATGGTGCTGGTAGAGGTGGTGAGCAAATCGGCACGCTTGGCCATTGCCTCAATCATTGGGTACTCTGGTACTACATCTTTGATGTAGCCGTTCCACGGTCGGATGTTGAAGTGGTCATCGTCGGTCTCGTAGATGATTGCCTTGCCGTGCTTGGCGTACTGGAAGGTGGGCCAGAGGAGCCGCGTAATAAGGTCGCGCTCTTTCCAGCCGTGCTCATGCTGCATTGCCTCTGCGTAGGAGAAGGTCACGAATGGACACGCTTCATCCTTGCAGGAAATTGTGGTGTTGTAGTAGCGACGGAAGACGACGACATCTGCCCAGTCCACATCGGAAGTGTCAAAGTCCACAAGGCCTTTAGCCACTGCTTCGGGAAGGAGTAGTTTCTCCCCGCCCTCTTTGATCTTCATTCCGACCTTGTTCAGACCGCGATACTCTACGCCGAGCTTCTTGAGTTCTTCGGTAAACTGGTGACCACGGAAGTAGGCACATGGCCCTTCCTCAACGTGTCCCCAAACTAGGACTTTCAGCATATCGACCCTCTTGTGGCTAAGTGCCACCTTGACCCTTTTTGTGGCTCCTAGTGGCTCCTAGGTGCCTCTCCGTTGATTCTAGTGGGACTCCCCCACCCAGTCTAGGACTGAGTGGGGGTATCGGCGTCCCGACCGATTAGACTCCGACCGTGGCCTGGGTCTTGACGACGCGGTAACGGGCGCCTGCCTCATCGAGGAGGAGCGAACCGAAGCGCATCTTGTAACCCAACAGCGCCTTCTGTGCGAGTGGGTCGGTGTGGTCGCCACCAGGGGCTACGAAGTAGCTCTGGAGGGTCTGGCTGTCGCCAATTGCGTAGGCGTCAGGGCCAAGGAACAGAGCGGCGTACACGTTGCCAGCCGAAGCGCCAGCGGTCGTGTAGACCTTGGCGTCCGAAGACACGATGAAACGCACGCCAGCGAACATACCAATCTCGCCCGTGAGCAGGTTGGTGTTGTCCACGTACTTGCGCGACTCAATCCAACCGTTTACGGCGGTATCGCTGATCAAGTCATACTCCTGTGAAGGATGGATGATTGCGCGATACGTGCCATCAGCGAACTGAGGAACGTTGGCACCCTTGAGTCGAGCAACGATCTGCTTGACGAAGGAGCCATTGAGGAGACCAGCAGCAGCAACGGAGCTGTTAGCGGCGTTCTGGGTGAGGGTGCCCGATGCAGTTGCACCGAAGACCGCAGCGGTTGCCGCGTTCGAGTGCAGGTTGTCACGGACGATCTGGTCCATTGAGCGAACTGCCTGATACGCCACGCGCTCAGCAGCGATGCTGATGAGGTCATGTGGCGAGTCAATGTTGGCAAGGTCCGAGATCGCAACCGTCGAACCGTACTGCGTAGCAGTGAAGTACTCGGATGAAATCGTCAGAGCCTGGTCAACAGGCGGGGCGCCTTCCGTCAGCGGGGTCGTGTTGACGCCAAGGTCAGCATAACGAGCGTAGCGGAGGGTGTTCGTGCCCTTGATGAAGCGAGCAGGGACATAAAGCCCTGGCATCGCGTGAACAGCACGTGCGCGCAGTTCCTCTAGAGCGCGTGCAGAAACAAGTTCCTGTACGAGATCAGAGAAACCCGACGTGCTGGTAGTTGTGGTAGCCATGAAGCTACTCCTTCCTAATCAGCGAATGGATTACCCAGATTCCTGAGCTTCTCAGAGATGCCCTTAGAATCTGGCTTAGTAATTGGCGCAGCGGTTGCCCGACGCGCATTGTTTGGATCAACGATGGCGGGTGCCGTCTCGACCTGTTCCTTGGATGATGCAGCATCTCGGATGAACTTCTCTAGCGCAGCAGCGCGAGAGGTCTCATCAAGACCACTGGTATCCTTGTTGAACTGGTAAGCGAGAGGGAATTCCCGCGCTAATCGCTCCTCCTTTGCGGACTGCTCGGCAGCAGCGGCCTTTGACTCCAGTTCTCGAATCTTGGCTTGCGCCTTCTCGAACTCCGTCATCTGAGCCTGCTCCTGCTCCGCCTTCCAGCGAGAGAGTTCCTCTGCCTTGGACTTGATATCATCAAGTTCCTTCTTAGCAGCGGTGAGCGCCTGATCCTTGCCTGCTAGACGCTTCTTCCAAGTGGCGACATCACCGTCGTTCTCAGTGGGCACAGTAGCTACCTCTGGGGCAACTACCTCAGCCGACTGGTCCACGACGCTGTTCACGACTTCTTCAGCCACAGCATTTTCTCCTTCTTTACAACCCACCCCAACACAGTGTCAGGGGTTTATTTTCTTAATTACCGCGCAGGCTCAAGACTGCTTCCTGAATATCCTGTGCGCTTGATTGAATAAAATCGCTAACGCCTTGATTGACATTTGTTGTATCCTGCACTGCCTGAAGCCCTTCAAGCATTGTGCGACCCTGACCAAGAACCGTACCGCGACCCAACTGGGCAACTGTCTCAGTGAGCACTGGCGCAATTTGTCCAGGTGTAAGTGCCTGACCACGGAGGGCTGGCTGGATAAATCCACGACGCAGCCACGATGGACCAGAGAAGCCCATGTTGTCTGGCGTTGCAGGGAGCAACGTCGAGAACACATAAAGAAGCGCATCGTTCTGAAGCAACTTGTCCAATAGCGTCTCATCGCTATTTGTGCGGTTGTTGGCATACTCTAGGAAGTTTTGATAATACTCATAGCCAAGTCCTGGCATTACCACTCTTCCCTTGCCAAATGGGAATGGAGTCACAAACATCAGACGCATAATCATTGGAATGGCCTTCTGCGTCATGTAGGAGTACGGATAGATGCCAAGGAATGGGTGGTTGAGGCTGCGCTCAAGCCAGGTGCGCTGGCTGGCAAAATACTGCGCCTTATCCGCAGCTCGGCTTCCCTTGAGGATTGCTACCTCATAGGCACCAACAACGGCATCAGCAAGAGCCTGTGCCTCTTCTGCGCCCATCTTTCCAACCAGTTCCTTGGAGACAAGGCCGCGAACCTTTGCCCCAGTTTCGGCAACATACTCCGCCAATCGGATTGGGTCGGAGTGAATCATGTATTCTTCTAGGAGAAGTTGTACTGCGCCCTTAGCGTCAGAAACGCCGTAGTGGATTGCCAGTTCTTCCAGTTTTCCTGGTGCCGCACGGTTGAGAAGGTCAACGAACTCATCGGCAGCAAACTTGTCCGACATAATGTCTCGTGCGATTTCCTTCTCAGATCGAACACGCTGAACAGAGAGCAAATCTTTTGACGGAAGCCATCCCTTAATCTTTTGCTCAACGCGACCCTTGAATGTCGTTGCCGTCTCAACGGCGGCGGCAGTATTGCGGTTAGCACGAGAGGCTAGGTACAACTGCCCGTCGGCAATCTCACGGTTGACATTGCGTGGGTCAAGGTATGCTCGACGAAGCGTTGAGCCAGTGATCTCCTGAGAGAACTCACTAGCAGCTTCCTTTTTAATGCCGTAGATAATTTTCTGTGTTGCCGTCTCAATGCGCTCAAGGACCAAGTTGAAGAATGGGTTGAGGGAACCGAAGCGAACCTCTGGGTAAATCTTGTCGGTTAGTAGAGTAATCGCTGGGAACACCGCCTTGACGCGGCCAGTGAACCCACTTGTGAGACCAGCGGAAGAAAGGTCTCCAGCGGCAGCTTCAAGCACTTCCTTGAAAGCGGTGCTGCCCTTGTCCAGAATCTTACCATAATCATCGCCCATTTCCTGTCGGAAGATGCGCTCTAGTTCGTTGCTGTCGGCAAGCAGTGCCTTTGCCTGCACGCCTTTACGAGCGGCAAGGTTATTGACCTCAGCCAAGATGCGGCGAGCCTTGTTGACAGAGATGCCGTACTGCCCAACCATGCGCGTGACGAATCGTTCCGCCACGACATTCTTGGTAACCTCTGCGCCGAATGGTCGAGATACACGATCAAAGATGCGACCAAGGCGGCTTGGACGAAGCGCAACCCCAGCGTTGTCAATGGCGTCAATAGCCACGTGGTCAATCGTATCGGCAAATGGCATCGTCATCTCAATGAACTTCTCATTGCCAAAGTGGTCTGTCGCTAGTGTGGTGACGCGAGAAATGTCGTCCTTTGGAGCAACGCCAAGGCGATAGCCCATTGCGACGAGTTCCTCCTCAAGTGCGGCAACCTGACGAACTGCGTCATCGCTAACGGCCTCAGCAGCAATGCGTGCTCGCTGTGACTTGCTCAGTTCACGGACCGTAAGGTTTGGAGCCCTGTTAAGAAATTCAAAAATCTCATCGTAGGTATGAAGTCCGTTGGTGCCAAACTGAGCCGCAAACTCATCGTACCCCTGAACCAATCGGTCAGCCTCTGCCTTTAGTTCAACCTTCACTGCCTTCTGCGTGGCAGTGTCGCCATCCTTGGCAGCCTGCTTCAACTGCGCCTTCAAGCCGTCAACGCGCTTGATGGTCGCCTCAGCCTCTGCCCTTGTTAGGCTGCGCTGTGAGGTGATGGTCAACTTGGCAAACGGGTCTCCCTTTGGGAAGAGGCTGCGAACAGCGGCGAGCTTGCGTGCTGCCTGACCGAAGTTTGCACCACGAGCCATAGCAAGGATATCTGTCAATGCACGAGTATCCCCAGCGTGCTTGGCAAACTGACGCTGGGCAACGGTAAGAGCCTGCTCTGGGCTAAGACCAAATCCGTTGACTAGGTACTTGGTCAACTCCTGAACGCCAAGGACTGGATCTGCGGCAAGAGCAACTACATCGTTCTTTGCCTCAAAGAGGACGCGAGTCATCTCTTCGGTAGCCAATCGAGAATCTGCCTTGACGCGCACATCGGCAACCATCTTCATAGATGCGCCCTTATTGGCAACTGTCCAGTTGGCGTGCCTGCTCGCAAGGGAGTCTACAATGCTGCGAATCTCAGGATCTTTGACCAACTCATCTAGTCGCTTAATTCCAACCTTTTCTTCAACCTTTGCGGCAAGCGTTGTAATGTCTGCATCATCAAGGCCAATGCGCTTGAGCAGTGAGACCATATCTCCATCGCCATAGACTTCAGTGGCAAGCACTTCGTCTACGCTCTTGCCCTTGCTCAGGTCATCCCAGAAGCGGTGGACAATCGTATTGGCAAGGTCTTCTGAGCCAGAGCGTCGGATTGCGGTCACGGCACGAACGGCACCAGACTTTACCGCGTTCATTGAGGTTACGGCAAAGTTCCGCAGACCGCGATCTGCAACATCCGCACCGCCAGCAGCAGCAACATCATCCATAAATCCGCCAAGCGTCTTCATATTGTAGACCTTTGGCGTTGCAGCAACGACCTCTTTTGCCAGCGTAGAGGTAAACATCTGTGGTCGCCACGATAGCGTCTTCACCGTAGCGTCATGGACCTTCCCAGCCCATCCCCACGTGCTGAGAAATGCGTCTGCCTCTGCCTTTGCAGCGACGCCAACGACCCCCTCAAGTGCAGCTTGCTTTGAAATTCGAGCAAAGACCGAAGCCTGCTTGCCCATCTTGGCAGCATAGCCAACACCAGGGGCAATGAGGTTGATTGGGTCCAGGAGCAACGACCAGCCAAGATTGGCAAGGCCGTTCTCGCTATACCCAGCATTGGTTGTGGCGAGATGTTCGGCAGCCTGCTCAAGAGAGGCGCCGCCCTGCACCATTGCCATAACTTCTTTGGGAGCTGCGCCAAAGATACCAGAGATAAGATCCTGCCTACCAGTCTGCGTGTTTTGGATGCGCGCTTCGGCAACCTTCTGCTCCACAAATCGACCAGGAGCAGAGATGACGTCAAGACCGCGAGCAAGCGGTGTGCCAACAACCTCTAGGGCGCTGACTGCCGCCTGAGCCAAGTTAGACTCACCAATGCGAATGCCCTCTAGTGCGCTTACGCCCTGACCGATGGTTGCATCAGCGATAGATCCAACAAATCCAATGAGCGGCTTGGTAATGCCGCCGACAAATGGAAGGTTTTCCGCAACAGATACTAAGCCCTTGCCCACTCCAATAAAGCCAGCATTGACATCGCCAATGGACTTCTGGATAGACTTTGACGGATCGGCAATGCTCACCTGGATTCGACCAGCAGACTGAACTGCCTTTGCCGAAGCCCCAGGTTGGGCAATAGAGGCTGCTTTCGTTGTCCCAACTCGCGCCGACGGCGTGTCAAACATATTTGGCATTACAACTTCCTAACGCCGCCGCCGCGTGACGGTGGCAACAGTGGGGGTGGTGGGGCGACTACTGGAGCGGTTGGCATTACTGGCCCCATAATGTCTGGCATACGAACAGACGGGGTTTTCGGGATAACAACCGATGGTGCCATTGCCGCTGGTGGAAGCACAGGTGGCAGTGAGCCGTACTGCTGCTTCTTCGTCGTCGGCATATTTCTAAAGAAACTATCTGAAGGCGTTTGCGTTGACGCAACGCCATATCCAGCAAAGATGCGCTCTGCTGCGGCAACATCCCGCTCCCTGCTGCTTGACTTTACCGACTCTGGGCGAAGGTCAACAACATCTGGAAGGCTAGAGGTGCCGCCAGTATCAAACCTATTGCCCGTTAGCTGGCCGCCCATTGCAAGGAACTTGTTTGTTTCTTGGTCGCTCCTTTTTGCCCCAAGATCCTTGAGTCGGAATAGACCCTTGGCAACCTCTTCGTACTTGTCCATATTCGGCTTCACAAACGTGTTGTATTGTGCTGCCGCAGGATTGCCACGAAGACCAGCAGCCTGCGCTAGTTGGTCCACATTGGACGCCGATGATTCAAGTGCGGTTGCACGAATTGTGACTGACTCAGCAGTAAGCGCCTGAGACGCGGCCTCAATTCCTGCCCTCGCCGTTCGGTCAAGTCCTGCTGCCACCGTCAGCGCCAGTTCTGCGGCAGCGTCAAGGTCGGCAGCATCTACGCCATACTGCGTAAGCGCAGCTCGTCGAGCCTCTCGGTCCTCTGGTCTGAACGCTCCAGCATTAGCACCCTGTCGAATAAAAGGAATCGTGTCAATGAGTGGAAGTCTCCCATCCGTTGTGGCAGTTCCGAAATCAGCAAAGTCATCAATTTCATAATCGGCACCAGTTACTGGAACCGAACCAGTCAACTCGTAGGCATCGCCAGATGGATTAACTCCATAAGTCTTTCCATTTGGCAACTCAAAGATATATCCAGTTAACGTTACTCCATCAGTTGATGAAACAGTTTTCTTTCCAAGAACGGAGACAACTGACGGAACCTTTGTTCCGTCGGGAAGAACAGTGAAGCTGACATACTGGTAAGAACCCTGTGCAGCACCAGCCGCTCGTGGAGGCTCAGTGGTAAATTGGCCAGTCTCTTTATTCCAGACTTTGACAGCGGCACCAGAACTAAGTGCTGCTGCGGCGTCAATAGTCAACGGAATATCTGACCATCTTGGTTCTCCGCCGTTAAGTGCTCCAGTTAGGGTTAGTGACTCCTCTGCATACGAACCGTTCATTGCATTTGCTTCGTTCTGCACAACGGAAAATTGTTCTGGGTAAAGACCCCTAAGTGATGGTCGATCTCCGTAGTAGGACTTTGCCGCTTTGGGATCAGGTTCGGCAAGGAACTTCCTATACTCATTGTCATAGAAGTCAATAAGCGAATCATCACCATTGGCACTAGCAACATCGCGTGCGTGTTTGCTGCTAACAACTGCAAACTCGTCAAAAGTGGTCAATGAGCCGTTACTTCTTGCAGTGTCAGCCCAGTCGTCAAAGTTGGCCTTACCGCCAGCAGCCTCAACCGCCTGAGCGTCAGTCATTCCGCTATCTAGAGTGTCCTCAAACCACTGTCGGAAACTTGCCCCATCGGTAATACCAAGGGCAATAAGCGACGGGTCAATTGACGAGCTGTTGCTATCAAGCCATTCGGCATACAGGCCCATAAGGTCTGGATTCTTAGTCAAATTCTTAAGGACATTTTCCGAACCGCTCATAATGTCTTCTACGGGGATTTCTACGCCGCCAATCTTTGTTTTGGCAAGATTAAAGACGTTGTTAAGAGTGTTTAGTGTTTTATTGAGTCGCGTGTTTGTTGGGCTATCCCCAACGGCTAGACCAGCCTGGGAAATGCTTGCCCCAACTGAGGTATACAGGTCGCTGTCCTTAGAGATGCCAGAGCCAACCATTCGATTCTTGAAGCTGTTCGCCCAAGACCTAAACTGTCCGCTTGTCGCAGTCCCAGCCTTGACGCGGTTCTGCCACTTAGTTGCCTCTGCGTTCCACTCATACTGGAAGGCATCATAGACTGCGTTCTTGTAGGCGGTGCTGTCTGGGTCTAGAACCTTGAGCGACTCAAGCGTAATCTTCTGGTACTCGGCAGCAGTCAGCTCTCCTCGAATAAGCCTCTGGCCTTGGTACTTCAAATAGGCGTTTGTCGTTGTCTCAATGGAGTTTGCGTAATCCGAGATGTCATTTGGATCGGTAGAAGTCTGCGCCTCATTACCAAGGAAGTCAATGATGTCCTGGTAGTTTGACCCATCGGTCGTATTGAATGTGGAGATCAACGCATTAAACTGCTTCTTGAGGTCGTAGTTATTTAGGTCGGACTTCTTTTGGAAGATTGCCTGATACTCAAGTGATCCTGGGGTGTAGCCAGATGCCGATGCCCACTGATCGTAGAACGCCTGAATGTCATTTGCGGTCGGTACCGCGCCGTTGTAGGCAGTTCCAGTTCGATAGGCATTGAGCAACGCCTGCTCCTCTGCGGAGTTTCGCTCGCGCAGGAGGCTAGTAATCAGCGCGGTAAGGTTCTGTCCGCCCGAATTTGGGCTGGTGAATCGTCCTCGTCGTGCCATTATGCAGGTACCTCATTGGTGCCAGTCGGCGCTGGGATAAGGTTCTCTTCCCCTGGCGCGGCGGCGTTTTCTGGCAGAGCCTCTGGCGGCAACTGCGCCTGATTCTCTGGCTGGTTTAGCGACTGACTCCCAGGAACGCCTTGCTGCATCGTGCGCTGGGCATTAGCGGCCTGTTCCTGGGTAATCATTGCCTGCTGCTGGAGCTGGGCTTGTCCTTGCATCTGCATCTGCTGCATCTGCTGCATCACCTGTGCCATCGTTGCGACGGACGCAGGGTTTAGCGTGGCATCAGTCTGCTCATCGCGGATGAGGTCCTTCTCGCCAATCGGATCTTCCACACCCACTCGATCCATGGCACGCTCGGCGCTCCACAGTCGGTTCTGGACCAGGTTGATCGCGGTGCTGGCAAGTTCCAGCGTGTCTCGTGGCGTCAGTTCTGGCGCAACGATGTCAATGCGGTACTGGCCGCCAACGATTTCTGCAACGGCTGGGTTCTTGATTTCCCAAATACGGGCGCACATCTCCCAGACCTGTCGCATCCACTGGTAGAACACCTTGCGCTTCGGAGCAAGGCGTGCTTCGTAGTTCGCGATAAGCGCGGCAATGGCTCGTGACGAACCAAGTACCTGCGCGGGTGCGAGACCAAGGAGCAGGTCGTTCAATCCCGTTGCCACAGCAAGTTCTCGGTCGATACGACCGATGTACTGCTCAATCTGGAACGACGGGATGAACGGCTGGATGGCACGGAGTTCGTTGCCAGGTCCAGGGGTTGCGACGCGACCTGGCTTTGGTAGCGCGTTTGGCGGTACCTCATCAGGAGCCTCTGGTCCAACGAGCTGCCACATCTGCCCACCAACGATGGACTGAATCATCTGCGCCATAGCGGTGACTCGCTCGTCCTTCTCGCGGAGCAACTGCTCGGCATCGTAGAGTGCTGGCTTACCGTATGGGCTACCAGGGATCTTGCCGTTTGGAAGGTGGACATACGGAATCTGTCCCTGATACTCAGGGTGCGCGTCGTTCTTTACCAGCGAGTTGCCGACAAAGATGGCGTTGTACACAAGTGGAGCCTTGCCTGGCTTGGTTGGTACCTTGTACCAGTAGTCGTAGACCTCAACCTGCATCTGCTCGTAGGCAGTCTCTCGGCGGAGCGGATTGCGCTCAAAGGTGTTGGACCACACATTGCCGATTGGATCGTCGTGTGTGCCACGAGTCGTGTATGGGAAATACTTGTCGCCCTGCTTGACAGGGATGACATCTACGCCGTAGTCCTCTTGGACTGACTGTGGTGACATACCGTAGCAGTAGAGCGCCCAGTCTAGGCGGTTGAAGTCGCTGTCGCCAAAGCCAAGGTAGAGGTTCTCTGGTCGCTCAATGACGCTGACCTTTGGAAGTTCCGCAACTGGATCCCAGAAGACCTTAGCCGCCGTATGGCCGTAGAGTTCCTTGAGAAGCGCAGCGTGCTCGTGGAGCAAGTCCATCTCGTTGGCATCCCACCAGCGGAAGTAAAGTCGCTCGCGCAGTTGTGCGGCGTCGCGCTCTTCAGTCGTTGGTCCAGTGGCAACATAGTTGACGACTGGTCGCACCGCTTGGATAGAGGCTGGGATCTGGACATAGGCGTGGTGGATGTTGACCGAGACGTGCGCTCGACCAGCAAGCCGTGCGCTTGGATCATCTGCCCAGTGGTCAGCACCGCCAAGGGTGATGGTCTCTGGGTGATAGAGGTTGTCCATGCGGCGGAAGAGCGAGCGCAGTCGGTTCTGCTCTGGCTCAACCAACTGCTTGCGACCAAGGATTTCCTGGAGAAGCAGGTGTGCCTCGTCCTTGCTTGGGTCAATCCCCTGTCCGCTGAGTGAGGTCTCGGACATCTTGACGGAAGCCTGTTCGCCAAGGGTGAGCTTCTCAAAGTTCGGCTTGATGCGCGTAGAAGCGCGGTTTCGTGCCGTGATGGATGGGTCGTTGATGCCAATGCCAGCACCGCCAGCGATTGACTGGTTTGCCTGACCCTTGACCGAACCCTGCTTGTTGATGCTGATGTTCGTAAAGACTGGAGCGGTGGCAATTGGCTTGCCAGCAGCGGCAGCCGCAACGATACGCTGACCCTTGGCTAGTTTGCGTGCCTTCTCGGTCGCAGTGCCAATAGAAGCAATCTGCTCAGGCGTGGCGATATCAGGGTCAGTCGTGTACTGCGCTGGAATCGCCCGCGTTCCTTCGAACGCTGCGGGGATCTTTCGTACCTTGTCGGCCATCAGTCACTCACTCCAAAATATGTGAACACTGGATCGTTCACGGGCTTCTCTGGGTTTCGCAAAGCGTGTCGCACAGCAATGGCCAGTGCCATCACTGCATCTTGCTCCAGCTTCTTATCATCCAATTTGTAGGTGAGGAGTTGCCTTCGCATCTCATCCCACGCACCGCCAGTTGGCAGTTCGATTTGTCCCTTGTCTAGGACCGCCTTCAAGTCATTGAGGAGTTCCACCTTCTTCGCCTTGGTGCCACCGAAGTCAAACCCTCGGAGCGGACGGATGATGCTGAACTCCTGCTGAAATAGTCGTCCACCGAGTCCTGTGGAGTCGACGATGGTGGTGCAGTACGCACCGTCCTGTTGGTAGAGGAGATGTCCTTCGCGGACCATGTTCACGACGGCAGAGATGCTCTGCTTGCCGCCACGCTTTCTAATCCGCGTGCCGCGAAGGAGTTTTCTGTCAGTAATGTCGAGTGTAATCGCCCACGTTGCGTCATGTGAAATCCCTGGGTCTACACCCTGGACATACTTATGGTGACGTGTCGGGCCTAACTCTGCGACTCCTGATTTGAATACTGCCTGAATGGACTGAGACCAGAAGAATGCGTCTCGTGCCTCAATGAAGAATCCGTCAATGTTCTGTGGGATGAGGTACTCAGCCTGTTGGCGAACAACATCATCAAAGTTCTCTTGGGTCAATCCGTAGCCGATGTTGTCACGAGTGGACAATCGGAACGAGATGAACTTGTTGTCGCGGGCTGGGTTGTCGGGGTTGCCCTTCTCCCACAGATCTGCGTATTCGTTGAACCCCTCGGTCGGCGTTCCAATGAAGTGGAGTGGTCCGCCAGTGGAGAGTCGTCGGAGGTTCAGTACCTCTTGGTAGATCATCAGCAAGTGCGGCTCAAACGCCGCTTCGTCAAAGGAGATGCCGTTCATATCCTTACCAAGGAGAGCCTTTGCTCGATCCTGTGTGGTGCGGAAGTGGATGCTTGCCCCACCGACGATGGGATTGAACTTGATCCACGGATACTCACCGCGATACTTCTTGGTGGTCTCTACGATCTTACCAAGTTCTGTGACCATGGGACAACCACGACCTTTTTGGGCGGGGTGCTGGCCAGTGAGGATGGTCTCAATCTCTCGGAAGACTAGCTCTGCGGTCTCCTGCTGGATACCAATGTGGAACCAGTCATAGGGAGAGTCTAGCCATGCAAGGTGGGACTTGGGATCACCATATTTCGGGTTTGGAAGTCCCAGTTTGTACAAGGCGTGGTGGAAACAGACCACCGCCATTGCCATCGTTTTACCCGCACGGTTCCCAGCGGATACAACTGTTGTGATGTATTTCGGTCGGTACCCAGACTCATCGCGCTCGGAGCAGGACTTCCACCATGCAACCTGTCCAGGATTGCCCTGGATGCCAAGCCACCTGCGAGCAAAGAACTCGATGTCAGAGCGACCACGAGCCAGATCGACCGCAACCTCATTGGCTAGTTGCTTCAAGCCTTGTTGCGCTTGCTGATCGCGGCTGCCTTTGCACGGGCATCCGTCTTGCTGCTGGCGCCCCAAGCCTGAAGACTAAGGAGCAAGCGCGTCGGTCGACCTTTCTCGTCGCGCTCAGGACCAGGCATACCGCCCATACGGGCGAGGAAAGAGGCTCGTCGCGGATTATCTCCGCTCTTGACTGGAGCCTTCAGCGTGCCGCCAGTCTGCGCCTTGTAGGACGCACGACCCTTGGCATTCAATCCGCCCTGCGGATTCTTGCCTTCCTTGCGTTGCCATGCAGCACTCTTGGGCATTACTTCACCTCATTGTGGGAATATAGGACTTTGGGTACGAACTCAATCTTGCCGCTAAGTGCGGCCAGTCGATTGATGAAGGTGCCGTCCGCTTCGTAGTGGCGGTCGGTGTAGCCAGCCTTGCGAGCGTAGCTGGTCTTGGCAATGTAGTTGCCAGAAGTGGATTGACCAAGAGCAAAGGACGGGGTGTGGTTCTTGCTCCAGCCGCAGTATATCACATCTGCGCCACCTGATGCAGATTCCATCATTTCTTGGATGAAGGTCTGGTCGTAGGAGTCGTCGTGATTGAACCACGCGGTGTATTCAGATGTCGCCAGGTCAAGCCCCTTGGCCCTCTTGTCGTGACCCCAATCGTTGAGGTTGGGTTCTTCGTAGAACCTGACCCACGGAAACCGCTGCCAAACGCCCTCAAGGTTAATCTTAGAGCAGAGAGCAATGATTTCATCAGGCTTCTGGGTTTGCTTGCCCAGCAGCTCCAGGATACGAACAAGGTTCTCCGAGTCCGCATGAGCAGTTACCACGACGGTGATGCTCGCCATTGATTCTCCCTATAATGTCGCTGGTGGAGATGCCAGCGGTATATGGAATGTACAACATCTCGATATCTTTGGTGTCTAGCCAATGCTGGCTGATGTTGAGTTGGGTCAGAAGGCTATTGCCAGTCCAGTCATCGCCGTGGGCAATGTACTTGATTGTGCAATCACGCGGCATTGCGTCAATGGTGACCCAACTGTCTTCGTTGCCAATGTTGACGACAACCTTGTCCACGAATCGACACGCATCCAGCGCATCGTAGCGTTCTGCCAGAGAGAGGATTGGTCGCCGCTTATACCGAGCAGCAAACTGGTCTGTGTTGAGGGCAACGATTACCTTGCCGTACTCCGCGCACTTGCTGAGGAAGTTGATGTGTCCAGAGTGGAACAGATCAAATGTTCCACCGACATAGACCCACTTGTCGGGCATTACTTTTTCTTCTGAACGCCGTAGTCCGTGGAGCTTGGATCAAGCGCCTTCACGATAACCTGGAGCGCCGAAGCGAGTCCAGCGGAGAGCACCAGACGGAAGTCTCCCCCGTTGATGTCTAGGAGCGGAATGCCCAATCCAAGGGCAACCGAGATGCTGACGGTCAGGAATGTCCGAACCGCGTCAAGAATCATCTCGTCAATCTTGCTGTTGTCTGCGATGTACTTAAACCATGCGCTAATCTTACCCACGGTGGTCTTCTCCTTCTTGGCGGCCTCAGCCGCGCTTCCTGCCAGAGCCAGACCCTTTGCTCCGATTGATGCCCAGTCGACCTTTTCTAGGGCTTTTACCGCAACATCCAACTGGGATGGTGTCTTAGTACTAGATTCTACTTTTGGAGCCTCTACGGGCTTCCTAGGTGCCTCTACGTTGATTGTGGGGACTACCTGCGCGACCACTGGAGTTGCGACTGGGGCGGCTACCTTGCCAGGGTGCGTGACGATGAGCAGGCACTTGTAGTCGACTGCGACCTTCTTTGCCTTGACCTTGCTGTTGGCAATCTGCTTGAGCTGCTCTTCGGTAACTGGTACGCCAAACTTCTCGGCGGCAACCTTCTCGTCACGAGTAGGACACGCCCACTGCCAGCCGTGGTCTGCACACCAGCCAGCGGAAGTCATATGACCATAGCCATCAGTAATCTTCTTGGCGTCTTTCTTGGTCCAGTAGCGTCGCCAGCCGTCGTGCCACTTGCTAATCGCTACGCCTGCTGGGTAGCCGACAGGCTGCTGCACCCACACCATCAGTGCGGCACCAGCCTTGGCAGCGGTGACGGCATCAGCCCACGACTTTGCGTAGCGAGCATGTCCACCGAGTACCGCAACCGTCTGAGCAGCCTCTTTGAGGGAACCGCCAGCATCGCTGACGCCTTGCTTATCCTTGCGGCCAGTCGCCTTCTCAAACGCGGCAACGCCTTGGGCAGCGGTGTAGTCGACCGTGTAGCCAGAAGCCCACGAGACTGCGGCGGCGCACGATGACCAGGTGCAGTCATCCAGCACCTGCTTGGCGCCCTTCTGCTGTGCCTCAGCGTCAGCGTAGAGTTGCGACTTGACCCGATACTGCATTCGTTAATCCTTCCAGCGTAGTGGTCCCGTCAGGAACCATACTAGTGTCAACCCCGTGAAGATTGATGCCATTGTGTCTCGTGTTGCCCCTTCTGGTAGCACCACGACTGCGAAGAGAAGTCCGAGGATCGTCCAAGACCCACCGACTAGATCGTTAATAATTCTTGTAATCACTTCTTATTTCTCCCTGTGTTGGAGGCTGCGACAGCAGCCGCTGCTGCTTGGGCTACCTGGCCTACGATGATTGCCACCGCAACTGGTTGAGCCTGCTTCTTCTCCTCGACCGAGAGATCTTTTCCTAGGGTGGTCACCGCAGTGACCGCTTCCCCAATGCTTTCTGAGATTGCTGCGACTGCCTCTCCTACCGCTTCCGCTACTGCGTCCGCTGGCCCATCAGGAGCCACGCTAGGGCTTGGAACTGGTTCAGGACTCGGAGTGACTTCTTCGCTTGGACTCGCGCTTGGAGTCGGCGTTCCACTTTGTTCTGGACTAGGATCTGGAGTTCGCGTTGGAGTTGGTGATGGTCGCTCACTTGGAGCTACAGTTGGAGTTGGGGTAGGCTCTGGCGTAGGCTCTGGAGTTGGCTGTGGCGTTGGTTCAGGCGTCGGAGTAGGAGTCGGTTCTGGCGTAGGACTTGGCGTCGGTTCTTCAGTCGGAGTCGGAGTCGGCTCTGGTGTTGGCTCTGGCGTCGGCTCAGGCGTCGGGCTGGGTGTAGGCTCTGGTGTCGGCTCAAGGCTAGGCTCCACACTCGCGCTCGGCGTTGGGTTCGGTTCCCACGGAATCGGATCCCATGGTCGATTTGGCAAGCACAGCCTCACCCACAGTTCGTCGGCTGGCTCGTCCGCCCACCAGAATGGACCCCATAGTTTCCACTCTCCCGTGTACGGATTCGTTCCCCCGCACCAGATTTCCTGCTGGTTTGCACGTGCAATTCTTGGAAGAACAAGGCTTACTGCGACTAGAAGTACCAATAAGGCTGCGGAACGCAATCATGACTCCGATTCTCCGACCCCTAATGGCTTGATTTCTGTTGCTTCAATGATCTGGTAGGTGGCTCCGCCGCCCAGAATGCCCGCAAGTTGCAGTGCAACCTCACGATCTGCACCCTTTTCCTGGCGTCGGTCGATCATTTCCTGTGCGCGAAGGCCCTCTGCGAGCGATGGGGTCAAATCCCCGTCCTGCACCGCGCTGTGTACGTAGTCCCGCACCAACATTGCTAGGTCGCCTGTTGCCTTGATGGTCTTCTTCTGCTTCCGAAGGTGGTTGATGGCAGAGATGCGCTTGTGTTCGTGGTCTTCGGTGAGGTGTTCACGCTTGTGCTTGCCAAGGGTGATGCGGGAGATGTAGTGTCCAGCGTCCGCAAGCCACTTGGAAAGCTGCACATCGGACATTCCGTCGCGCATCTTCTTGTTGATCGCCTCAACCAAGGGGCTTCGGCAGACGTGGCAGCCCGTAAGGACTGGCGCGAGGTCAGTCACGGTTATCTTAACTTTACTTCGTCAGTCAGCGCGACAAGCGCGTCAGTTCTAGTTGCGCCAGTTCCTGTGGCGAGTGGCTCTCCGAAAATGTTGTCTGAAGCCTGGGCAGTCCACACGCCATCAATCTGGTCGAGCAGCGTGACCTGCCAGCCGTGGACGGCAGCCGCAGCAGCCGCGTTGTTGAGTGCCTGAAGTTCAGCGTCCATCACGCACCAATCCTTCCGACGCTTAGTGATGAATACACGCCTGTCACAAAGACTGTGTTGAGTGCTCCGCCTGAAGTCTGCGTGGCGAATACTTCCACATAATCTGTTGCTGCTAAGTACACATTGGTTGAAACGCTTAGGATTGTTGTAGCTCCAGAAAGTGCGGCGATCTGCACACCTCCACGGTCTGCTCCGTTGACATAGATCTGAACGAGCCGACGACCTGTTGAATTGCTGGCAAAGCCAACATTTGCGCTAATAGTGTAGAAACCAGCCTGCCCAATGGTAATTCGATCGTTTGCGTCATCAAACCAGCCCTTTGGATCATAGGAGCCTGTGGTTGGAGACGAGCTGGCAGTGTCAAATGTCAGTTTAGTTGTGGTGGCGTTGGTTAGCGATTGCGTTGCTGTGTATGAGATTCGCGCCACCCACAGCGAATTAGTTCCATTGATATCCAAATTATTAAACGATACGTTGCTATTTGTTGCAACCGCTTGGCCAATGGAGACAGTCTTTGCTGCTGCGTTGGCATCTGCGCCAGTGACAGTAACACCAGTACCAGCGGCAAGAGTGGCGACGAAGTTTCCGCTCGTAATGCTGCTTGTGGCGTGCGTGTGGACGCTAGAGGCGTAACTTGCGCTCAATCCAACCGTGACGATGCCAGCGGTGTCGGTTGACGCCGTGATCGGTGCCGTGCCGTTAACGGCGGTGACATAAGTACCAGATGGCTGGTAGGCGTGGGTATGGACGGATGCCGCAATGCCAGCACTGGCAATGGACGATTTAGTCCAGAGGCTGCTAGAGGTCTTGTATTGAATGATGTCTCCATCAGACGGGCTTGCCGCAGAGACATTGTGTAGTTCGTCCAGTTCGTAGCCGTTCTGGACCTGCACAAGGATTTCGCCATTATTGAGATTGGACCTTGCAACAACACCAAGGAAAACGCTGTGAGATGGCTCGGCTGGCGGTGCATTATAGACTCGGCTACCAGGGGTATCGCCAAGCCAGACAGAAGACCCAGCGGTTGCTGCGCTTGTGTCGATGGTTCCAAGGAAGCCGTTCTCAATAACGTAGCCGAACGCATTGTTGGCTAGGTCTTGGGCAAGAAGTCCAAGCGTCTTTGACGATCCGACCTCGGAAGTGGCAGTTGCCAACTGGATGGTGACGTTTGTGCCATCGGCTCCATTGACGTAAACAGCCTGACCCTTGGTCATTGATGCACCGCTGCTGTTCTTTACGTATGTCCGAAGAACCTCAGCATTGGTTGCCGAGTTTGCGGTGATGGCAGTCTGGTTGATGCCGACGGTGATGGCCGTGGTGCCAGAGGCGGTGATGGGAGCGGTGCCAGATACCGATGTGACATAGGTACCGAATGGCTGGTAGGTGCCATCGTGAAGGTGGGTGGTCGTAGAGTAGCTGGCGTTCAGGCTAATGGTCGAGGTACCAGCAGCAGTCGCAACGCTGATTGGCGATGTGCCAATGATGGTTGCACCGCCAGCGCCAAAGTTACCAGTCGCCGTACCAGTGAGAACAATGTCTCCAACGGTAAGGCTAGACATCTGGATGACCCCCGTCGTCGGGGTTTCGGTAATGACTACCGAGCCATCGGAGATCTGCAACGCCCAGTCCACAAGGAACTCCTCATGGAACGCATCTGGGAACGTGTGGGTAGATCCAGCCGCGCCGACGAAATCATTGTTTCGCCAGCGGGTATTGATTACCTTGGTTGAGGTAAAGCGGGACAAGGACTACTTGCCCTTCGCGGTCTTGGCGGACTGCTTGAATGCCTTGGCGGTAGGTGCGCCCTTGCTCCCAGGCTTGCGCATCTTCTCGCCAGAGCCAGCTTCGATGCGCTTACGCTTGGCGTTGATGTTGGCGTACAGGCCCTTCTCGGCTTTCTCCGCCGCAGCCTTTCCAGCCTTCGTGTACGGGAACTTCTTCCCACCGACCATTGGCATTAGTCTTCTCCTATGCTCGGCATCGGCAAGAGCCGAGCCAGGGGTACGGAAAGCGAGTCAGCCGCTCGTTCCGTTTCAACATCCCATACGTGGCTGAGGATGCTATGGGCCGCTGATCCCAGCGACTCCTCCAACGCCTCAACGAGACGCTCCACCCCTGCCTGGTGCAGGTGGATCAGTTCGTGCGCTACCACCCGTCGGATCTCGTCCTTCTTCTGCTTCCAGAGATCTGGAGAGAAGCGGATGGTGGCGTTATACAGGTTCGTGCTGACTTCTACGTCAGCCCAGGAATCGTCAGGCGGAGCGCCAGCTCCTACCGTGATGGTCCAATGCCCCAGTCCGAGGATGTCCTTGCAGCGATTGACGTATTGCGTAACTGCCTTGGACATTCGACCCCCTCTGAATCGGTGGCGTTGTAACTATTAGCGCCCTCGGCCCTTAAGTAGTCGGTCAATCTTTGCGGCGCCAGCATCGGTTACCTTCATGCCACGCTTTGCAGCAGACTGCTTGACTTCGCTAATACCGCTCTTGCTTGGTACCCGCTTGCTAAACTCATTAAACTTTGTCTTGAGTTGATTCTTGACTGGCTGAATTCCAGCAGCAGATCGCCAATTTCCTTCGCCAAATGGATCTGCAAGAACATCAAATGTTCGCTTTTCTCCAGGCGGGAGGTTTCCTTTTGGAAGTCTAGGGAAGACGTCAATCTCAGATGTCATTCGGGAGGTCTCACCCTTTGTAATCAAACCAGATTTACGATTCCCCTTGTTGAAAGTCCTTGTCGCTTCATCAAGAGCGGCAGCTCGCTGAGAGATCGCGTACTCTTTACCGAACGCTTGACCAGCCTTCTTTGCTGCGACTCGACCCAGCAATTGATTTGCTACGCCAAATTTGCCAGCAGCCTTCAATGCTTGTCCAGCCTTGAATACCTTGCCAACTGGCAGGGCCATAGCGAGAGAGGCAGGGTCTACCTTGAGACCCTTACGGCTGGCGCTGAAGATACCCTGGGTCAGCACCTCACCAGCGTCCTTGAGGCTAATGCTCTTGACGCCAGAGGCGGAACCCGTGAGGGGTGCGCCGTACTTCAGCTTCGTTGCAATACCCTCTGAGCGGCCAGTCAGTCGACGGGCGGTCCCAGAGGTGCGGTTCATTTCCTTCTTCTTTGCCATCATTACTTCCTTCTCGATGGTAGGCGTGGGAACACACCCTCTGATCGAACTCTTGATTCTCGTGCAAACTCAACAGGCTCGTCAAAATAAGAAAACTCTCTTCCGATTTTTTGACCCTTGATCTTTGCTGCCGCTCTTGCCGCTAGCCCCGCTGCCTGATCTGTTTTTCCAGCGGCACGAAGCACCTTGGCAGCCTTGACGACCTTGCCCAATGGCAGGGCCATAGCCAAGCCCTCTGGGGCGAACTGGAGCTTCCCGCCACGGGTCGTGACGATGCCCTGCGTGAGGGCTTCACCAGCCTGCTTAAGGCTGATGCTCTTGACGCCAGAGGCGGAGCCAGTTAATGGCTTGCCCGTCTTCATACCAAAGCGGACTTCTTCCGCCTGGCTGATCTTCCGCTTGGCTGTGCCAGCGGTGCGGTTCATTTCCTTCTTCTTTGCCATGATTACTTCATACCTTTTCGGCCCTTTGGTTTAATGATCTTATTCTTTGGAACATCCGCGAGCACTTTACCCTGCTCGTTTACTGCAACACGCACGTTGTCTACGATTTTATAGGTTGGTCCGCCGCCAACGTACTTGCCATTGGCCGTTGCTGGCATTTTAGAACCCTTGCTATTGTTATCGGTACCCTTGTAGATCGAAGGCTTCCCTGGCTTTGGCTTGCCTGGTACTGGCTTTGGGGTCTTCTTCCCCATGAGAATCTTGCCCTTTGGCATTTAAAACTCCTTGGGTTTCCCCATTCTTAATCTGGCCTAGCGGCCAGAGCGAACTCTATTGAGTGAGAGACCGTTCTTACGGAGGGTGAGTTCGTTGCCCCCTCTGTGTCTCCCCCATATAACCAGAAAAACGGGGGGTTTATGTCAAAAATAACATCATTAAGATGTCTTAATCTTTATGAGGGAGGCTGTCGAGCACAACTTAACAGCTCCGCGTTAACAGATTGGGGTGAAAGCCTAGTCAAAAGGGGGGTGGCCTTATCAGAAGGGGTGTTCATTGCGGGGTTGGGTATTCCTAGCCCGCGCACGCCCCGCCCTCGAACCGCTACGGGGGGAGGGGGGGCGGCACAAATCGTGCCAACCTACGACAGGGGCGCTTGTCGGCCAGCGACAGGGTAGCTTGTCGGGGGGCGACAGGGTAGCTTGTCGAGGGGGGTAGGGCGGGCAGGGTAGGCGATACCCCCCTCGCCGTACCCGATACCCCCCGCGCCGTTGCAGGGCTAGCCCTCCCGCCGATCGATACCCCCCCGCCTAGCCCGTACCCGTGCAGGGGCTACCCCCGCAAGCTACCCCCGCCGATAGGCCGCCTCGACGTACACCGCCCCCCGCGCAACGCTACGCCCCGCGCCCCCCTCGCCGCCATGATTGTATTCCCCCCGCCTCGATCGCCCCGCTACGTTGCCCCTAGACCCCTATTGGAATAGAACAAACGTTCTATTCTCGATTGTTGCGGAATCTTATCCTTTGCCCCTATTGTCGATCCCGTGCAGGGGGTGTAGGCTAGGGGTAGGCGGGGGCTATCCCCGCCACAATCGGGAGGAGTAGACTATGGCCGAGGAGTATACCGTTTGGGTGATCGTACCCGTCGAGTACTCGATGACAATCACCGCCGATAGCCTCGACGAGGCGCGGGAGGCGGTCGAGGATATGGAGGGCGAGGATATCGCCGCCAATGGTTGCGATGAGTCGAAGGGTACGCCCAAGATCCTATCGGTTGAGCTCGCCTAAGCGGGCGACAATAGCGGGGGGCGGGATCGACCCGCCCCCCTTGGAGGGTATGAATCATGAACGAAGCTCATTCAACATACTACGGGCAGGGGGCGGCGATCGATGCCGACACCCTCGCCGTGAAGGGGGAACGCACCGACACCGCGACGGTATCGCGGGCGATGGTTCCCGTAATCGAAGCGGGGCGGGGATCGGTTCGCAATTCGATCCGCACCGTGTGGGATGATGCCGAAGCTAACGGGCTAATCCCCTACGCCGTACACGTGCACGGGGGCTCGATCCCGCCCTACCGCCTATGCATCGTGCATAGCGTGATCCTCGCCCGTGATGCCGCCCGTGAGGGTTGGATCGATGAAGCGCCCGACTATTGGGAGTCTGGGGAACCCCTTGGGTGTACGTCATGCGGGGAATGGTACGGGCGGGAGGCGCATTGCGCCTCGTGCCGATGCAACGTCGAAGGGGGACGATCATGAGGCGCTACCGCGTAGCCTCACTCCGCACGCTTGCGGAGTATCGAGCGGCGGAACGCCGCGCCCGTATGATCCGCCGCCTATTGTGGGCGGCGCTCATCATCGGGGCGATCGGGGCGCTGGTGATCCCGTGCGATCCCCTAGCAGGGTACGCGTGCTAGGGGTACAATCGAAGGGGGCGGGAGAATCCCGCCCCGATAGCATGAGGGGAGAATAGAATCATGAGCATGAGTAAACGGGACTACGTGAAGCTAGCCGATACGCTAGGGCGGGCGGTAGCGGTAGAATCCATCGAGGGGGGCGGCGAGGGTATCCGCGCGGCGGGGGCGGCCTATCGGGTAGCCCTAGCGGTAGCCGATACCCTGCACGATAGCGGCGCTACGTTCGACGGGGGGCGATTCCTCGACGCGGTAGCGGTAGCCGCTAGCCGCGCCCGTAGCGCCCTAGCCGATAGCGGCGGGGGATCATACGGGGCGGGGCGGGCGATCGATGAGGCGCTCGCGCAACGCCGCACGGCTAGCCGATTCTAGGGGCTACAATCGAAGGGCGGGGGGCGGGAGAATCCCGCCCCCTTAGCCGATAGCATGAGGGGAGAATAGAATCATGAGCTTGCAGGATACGCTTGACGCTAAGGCGCTCGACGACATGAGGGCGATCGAGAAGCTTTACGGGATCATGCTCGACGCGATGAAGCGCGGCAACGCGCTACACGCGGCAACGGCGCGGCGCTTACGGCGCGAAGCTCGAGCGGCGGCGGCATCGCGGGGGCATCGCATGGCGCGATTCTCGCCCCTGCTACCATCGAAGGGGCTAGGCGGCTATTCCGATGCGGCGTGCACGGCGTGCGGCGCGGCGGTGAGAATCGAGACTAGCCCCGCCGCTAATAGCATCGACATAGGCGGCGAGGCCGTCGCCGTATCCTGCACGGGGCGGGCATCATGAGCACGGGCGAGGCTATCCGCACGCAAGCGCGGGCGGCGGCTAATAGGCTACTAGTAGCGCGGCGCGATGGCGGCGAGGCCGCCGCTATCGAGGCGATACGGCGCGAGGCGGCAACGTTGCCGCTAGAATCGCGGCGGGGATTCTTGCAGGGCGTAGCCTATGCAAGCTTCTTGCCCGCCGATTATGTCGACACCTACGGCGCGAGGGCGGGAGAATCCCGCCCCGTAGCCGATAGCATGAAGGGGGCGCGATCATGAGCAGGGGCTATACAATCGACGCGGCGAGGGTAATCGTCGAAGCGGCGAAGCTAGGCGGTACGCACGCCGCGATCATCACGCGCTACTACGGCGCGACGAATACACGGGGGGCGCGGATTGTCGCCCGCCTAGCGGGGGCGGGCAAGCGCCCCCGCGTATCGATCGGATTCCCGTATGAGCTCGACGAGCTTGGCCGCCATACGGCGGCGGCGCTCGCCCTGCTCGATAGCATGAAGCGCGAGGGCGACGCCTACGCGCCCGTGCTGGTATCGGCGGGCGCTATCGAGGGCGGGTATGCGTTCACAATCGAAACCCTGCCCGCCTATTAGGGGGCGGCACGGCTACGGGGGGCGGGCATGAGCTCGCCCCCCTATTGACACCCCGCGCCGCTAGGCGTAGGGTACGGCGTAGGGCGGGAGAATCCCGCCAGAATCGAAGGGGGTAAAGCATGAGCAGGATCGAGCTCACCATCACCCGCACGGCGGGCGTGAACGGCGGCGGCTATCGGATCGCCGCAATGGTAGGCGGCGCGTATGTCGAGCGCCTATTCTTGGGCTATACGCGGCGCGAGGCCGTGCGCCTATTCCGCGAGGCGGTACGGGCAGGGGGTGTAGCATGAGCGCGGGCTATACGGCGACGTATAACCGCGCTCATACGGGTAAAGCTTGGGCTATCGCGGGCTATACGCTCGACGGCGGCGGGCTATGCACGGCGTGCGCGGATAGCCGCTTCGACGCGGCGACGCTATCGGGCGAGGCGGGCGGGG